TCACGGGCCTGATGATATGGAAAACGCCTGATGGCTACAATTATTCCCGGAAATACGCCCCTCAGTTTGCCGGGCGGCATGTCGAACGTCGCAAAAATGAGCGCCTCCAACGAGCCGTTAGCGACCTCTGCGCTTGGCAAACTGAACTTAAAACCACGCAAGGCACCTAAGCCGAAGAAACGCGCATTCGGGCCGTCCGCTTATGGCGCGGCATTCAAGAAATAGTCATGGCCGCTAGAAAACAACGCTGGCATCCCGATGAGGTGAGGAAGCGCATTCAAGCCAGTCAGTTGATTAACCGTTTGCAGGCCAATGCGGTTTCTCCAGAACCGTTAATGGATGCGTCTCAGGTGCAATCGGCGCGCATTCTGCTGAACAAGGTGCTGCCGGACCTGTCATCGACCACGATTGCGGGTGACGAGAAAAACCCGGTCAAGACAATATCAGAAATCAGGCACGTCATTGTTGACCCGAGGAAGTCTAACGATTGAGACGGCCCGCGTTTTCAAACCGTTGCTCAATCCCTCGCGCTACAAAGGTGCTCATGGGGGTCGTGGTTCCGGCAAATCGCATTTCTTTGCAGAAATGGTGGTTCGGGACCAGATCGATCAGCCGGGGCTAAGGACGGTCTGTGTTCGTGAGGTCTTAAAGAGCCTCAAGCAATCGGCCAAACTGCTGATCGAGGACAAGATACAGACGCTAGGCGTCGGTCATCTGTTCGAGGTGCAGAAAGACCGGATCAATGCGCCGGGAGATGGGTTTATCATCTTCGAGGGCATGCAGGATCATAACGCGGAGTCGATCAAATCGTTTGAAGGGTTTGACCGGTGTTGGGTTGAGGAAGCACAGACCTTAAGCGAGCGTTCGCTGACGCTGTTGCGTCCTACCATTCGCAAGGCCAATTCCGAGATTTGGTTTAGCTGGAATCCGCGCCGTAAAAAGGATGCCGTGGATCAGTTCTTGCGGGCTACGCCAGTTGAGGATGCGATTGTCGTACAGGCGAATTGGCGGGACAATCCGTGGTTCCCGGAAGTCCTTAACCAGGAGCGTTTGACCGATCTAAAGCGCTATCCCGAACGCTACGAGCATATTTGGGAAGGCGATTACGCGAAAGCCTTTGAAGGTGCTTACTTTGCCAAGCTGTTGAATGAGGCGAGGGAGGAGCGCCGCATTGTATTTGTCGCTCGCGATCCGATCCTTCCTGTGCGGGCGTTCTTCGACATTGGCGGTTCAGGAGCCAAAGCCGATGCAATGGCGATCTGGATTGTGCAGTGGATTGATCGTGAAATCCGTGTCCTCGATTACATCGAGGGCGTGGGACAAGTGCTGTCCTATTATCTGAATGAACTGCGCCAGCGTAAATGGGGACAGGCGATCTGCTATCTGCCTCACGATGGCGTGAACGAAAACAATATCACCGGCAAGCGGTATTTCGAGCATTTGAGCGATGCCGGATTTGAGGTCATGCCGCCGATTCCAAATCAGGGACGTGGCGCTGCCATGATGCGGATTGAAGCGGTGCGCAGGATTATGCCGTTCTGTTTTTTCAATGAAAAGACGACGGAAGCGGGACGCGATGCGCTTGGTTATTATCACGAGCGCAAGGATGAACAACGCAATGTTGGGCTTGGGCCCGAACATGATTGGTCGAGCCACGCGAGCGATTCGTTTGGATTAATGGCGATTTGCTACGAGAGCCCGGAAGGGCCGGCGACCATCAATGAATTGTTCGGACAGGATCGGTCGTACATGGATGCTACGCGCTCGGACGTGACGGGGTATTGATGACAGTCATACTTCGCGAAATTGATGTCGATGCTGCGGCCAAGGCGATTCTTGAGTGCGCAAAGAATGCGGTGAGTGCCGACTATTTACGCCTTGTCGTCCCTCTCACCGAGGAGATGGCTCGTAAGGCAGTTTTATCGACAGTGGCGCTGGCAATGAGCAATCGTGATTCTGTTTCTGCCATCGTTGAGAACACCTACTTTCTTGCTGGGGTCGGTACTTCGAGGCCAAAGCAATGGCCGCCTGATCCGCATAGCGATAAATAAAAATGGCCGCACAATCCGCTCTCGCCGTTGTTCCGGCGGATAGCGAAGCTGTGTCTGACAGACCTGACGTTGCCCAGCATCAAAAGCTGATCGGTTATATCCGGGCAGTCAATATTGCCGATGATCTTGACGTTGAAACGCTCAATACAATCGGCACGCGGGTCTGCGACGAATACAAGATTGACGATAATTCACGCTCGGATTGGGTGACAAAGACCAATCAGGCGATGGATATGGCGATGCAGGTTGCCAAGGAAAAGCAATTCCCTTGGCCGAAGGCTGCAAACGTCATTTTCCCGTTGATGACGACAGCGAGTGTCCAATTCGCGGCACGAGCCTATCCGGCCATTGTCGCCAATAGAAGCGTCGTTAAAGGCGTTGTGATTGGCGAGGATGAAGGTGAGCAGGCCGTCGGTCAGTATGGTCAGCCGTTGATGCAGTCGGGGCCGAACGGTCCCATGCCTGTGTGGAAAGAACCGCCAGGTGCCAAGCAGTTGCGCGCTGACGGCATTGGCGAGCATATGTCATGGCAATTGCTCGACGAGATGAGCGAGTGGGAGCCGGAGACAGACCAGCTCTTGCATATCCTTCCGATTGTCGGCAGCGATTTCCGCAAGACGTTCTTCGATCCGAGCAAGGGGCGGAATGTTTCGCTAAGGGTTTCAGCGCTTAATCTCGTTATCAATTACAATGCGAAGTCGCTGGAAACCGCTCCGCGTTTAACAGAGATTATCAAATACTATCCGCTCGAAATCGAGGAGATGTTCCGGTCCGAGGTCTGGAAACGGCCGGACGTTGAATTTGGTTTTGCCGAAGGCAAGGACGGCCAGAACAGCGATCCCGATGCTCCGCATGAGTTCCTTGAGCAACATCGCTATTGGGATTTGGATGATGACGGGTATTCGGAACCCTACATCGTCACAGTCCACAAGCAGACGCAAAAGGTGGTTCGGATTGTCGCGCGCTATGACGCGGACGGAATAAAGTTCAATAGCCACACGCACAAGATCGTCAAGATCGATCCGATCCACTATTATACGAAATACGATTTTCTGCCCAATCCAGACGGGGGAATTTACGGAATTGGTTTTGGTCAATTGCTGCGTCCGATCAATGAAGCGGTCAATACGACGCTCAACCAGTTGATCGACGCTGGAACGCTCCAGAACACTGGGGGAGGGTTTATCGGCAAGGGACTGTCGATGAATGCCGGCTCAATCCGGTTTCAGATGGGCGAATACAAGGTTGTGAATACGACCGGAGCTTCCGTGCGCGACAATATCGTGCCGCTGAATTTCCCCGGTCCGTCGGGGGTTCTATTTAATCTGCTGGGGACATTGATCGAAGCTGGAAAGGAAGTCGCTTCAATCAAGGATGTCCTGACGGGTGAACAGGCATCCCCGAACACACCTGCGACGACCACGCTTGCGATCATCGAACAGGGCTTGAAGGTTTTCACCGCGATCTACAAGCGGGTGCATCGTTCGCTCAAATCGGAACTGAACAAGCTCTACCGGCTCAATCGTATCTATGGAGATGAGAAGTCGGTCTATAAGGTCGGCGATACCTGGAAAACAATTACCAAGCAGGATTACATTCTCGGCTCCGGTGTCGAGCCTGTATCCGATCCGACCATGGTTTCGGATATGCAGCGGCTGGGCCGCGCGCAATTCCTGATGCAGTTTGCCAATGATCCGTGGTGCAAGGGCGGCGATATTCGCAAGCGCATCTTTGAAGCGGCCTCGATCGATAAGATCAGTGACGTGCTGCTGGATCAGCCGCCGCCTAATCCGGTGATTGCCGCAAAGGGCATGGAACTGGAAATCAAGGGTGAGGCCGAGAGGGCCAATATCGCGGCCAAGAAAGCGCAGGAAGTTCTCTACTACGCGCAAGCCATCAATCAATTGGCGACGGCTGACAAGGCCGTGGGCGACCAGCACCTGCAATGGCTGAATACGCAAATCAGTATTTGGGAAAAGCAATTCGAGGCGGCAAATACACCGGCACAAGAGGGGCAGGCAGGTGGTATTGCGCCAGGTGCTCCTCCGCCTCCCGCAGCGCCTCATCCGCTAGCGATGCCGAGCCCGGCGCAGTTGCCGAACAGCGGACCAACGATCAATCCGAATAACCCGCATGCCTCTCTTGCTGTTGCGCAGTGATTATCCATGAGATCGAGCAATTGCTTTGGCTTGAGACGCCGAAGGGCGAAGCGATTGCAAAGTTCATGATTGATTACGGGCCGGATTCAGACTTGCAATGGGTCTGTGTTCAGCAGGACACGCGAGAAATCTGGACGTGGAGCAATTGGGACGTGAAGGCGTCGAAGAATATCACGCTTGGACGGATTGAATAAATGGTCAGGCGCGCGAGCTTTGCTCAAATCGTCTCATCGATCATTTACGCGTTCGAGTCGGGCGTTGTTATTATTCATGGTGATTATGGTGATTGGTGTGCGTATGGGGCCAATCCGTCTCAGCAAGTGTTTATGAAGTGACCAAGGAACAATTCGGCGAGTGGCGCAATCATCCTGCGACACAGTTTTTCCGGCAATTCCTGAAAGACCGCGCCAAGGCATTGGGCGTTCTCGCCCAAGAAAGCTGGCTGAACAGTCCAGAGATGTTTGCAAGAGACAGCGCGGAAGCGCGAGCGCGCATTCTGGAGCTGATTGAAATGGAGAACGTCTCGTTCAGTCAGATAGAGACATTTTACAAGGAACAGGAAAATGCAACCGAAGCTGCTATCGATCAAAAAGGCTGAATATCTCCCCGCGCCATATTTCGGCAGGAACGAGTCAGGATGTATCCCGATCGGTGATCGAGTGCTGGTCCGCGCCGATATTGCGATGAGCGCAACGACAGGCGGAATTGCTATTCCCGAACAAATGCAGGAACGGGCGCAGCTTGCAGGATCGACCGGCGTTTTGATTGAAGTCGGTGAAGATGCCTTTAGCTGGAATTTCGACCGATCACGTCCGTGGCAAGGATACAAACCTGTAGCAGGTGATCGGGTTTATTTCGACAGATACGCCGGCAAGATCATCCTTGGAAAGGACGGCGTTGAATACCGGATCATGGATGACAAGTGCATTGGCGGCATTGAGAAAGGAAGCAAGACATGAGCGATGTTCAAGCGGTTGAGCAAGACGCTCCTCCGCAGGAAAACGAAGCGGCGGTTAAGGCCCGGCGCTTGGGTTGGTTGCCGAAGGAAGAGTTCAAGGGGGATGTCGAACATTGGCGAAGCGCGGAAGATTTTCTTGAGCGCGGCGAACGGCTGCTCCCATTATTGCAGCGTGACAATGACAAGCTGCATCGACGGCTGACCGAACTTGAAGGGACTTTGCGGGAAACGCGCGAAGCCTCCAAGGAGCTATTGGACTTTACCTCAAAGTCCGAGGAGCGCGCTTACAAAAAGGCGCTCGCTGAATTGCAGGCCAAGGCCGAACAGGCAGCGGCTAATGCCGATCCGGCGATGGTGCGGGCAACGCTGTCCGAAATCGAGGATTTGAACAAATCCCACGTCAAGCCGGAAGCAAAGCCGCAGAATGGCGTCAAGATTGATCCTGACATTCAATCATGGATCGAACGGGAAAGCTGGTTCAATAAAGATCGTTCATTGAACGCTTATGCGACCGATACCTATGGTGATCTGGAGCGCAATAAGCCGGGGATGAGCACGGCGGAAAAGCTCGCCGAAACCAAACGTCTTACGATGGAGAAATTCCCCGAGAAGTTCGGGATTAATCCATCGCGGTCGGCACCTGCTGCTGTTGGTAGTCCAACTGGCGCTGTAGCGACCCGTAAAAAGGGTCACACCTACGAGGATTTACCTGCGGAAGCCAAAAAGGCTTGCGACAAGTTCGTCAAGACGATTCCAGGCTACAAGCGCGAAGATTATCTTAAAGATTACGAATGGGATGATTGACCATGGATGAATTGCAGCCACGGCGCGGGCGTCCGCCGAAATATCATGAATCGACCGAAACGATTTCTCCTCCCAGGCCGACACGCAAACCGTTCGGCGCCATGGAGCAGAAGCTTGCTTATGCGAGCCGCGAAGGATTCCACCGTCATTGGTTCAATGACGAGGGTAGTCGAATTGAACGTGCACTGGAGGCAGCTTATACGCACGTTCAAGACAAAGACGGGAAAAATGTCAGCAAGGTTGTTGGCACTGCCGAGGGCGGCGGTCCTTTGACGGCTTTTCTGATGGAGCTACCGGAAGATTTGTACAAGGAAGATATGGCCGCGCAAGAGCAGTTGGTTGCCGCCAAGGAAGAGGCAATCAGGCGCGGTGAATTTGAGAGTCAAAAAGGAGATGGCCGCTACGTGCCGAAGCAAGGCATCAGCATCAAGAGCGGCTCTTAAATCTCCGTCCACCTGATTTTGAAAATGCCAGACCGATGGGTCTTTACCCGTCGCGTCTATTCGTGGGGGTTAACCCATGGCAAATGCTAATATTCCGCGAGGGCTTATTCCCTATCGGATGTTTGCTGGCGGCTACTACACAGGTGCCGTCAGTGTCTATTACGTGCCATCGTCCTATGCGACCGCGCTCTACATCGGCGATCCCGTCGATGTCATCAGCGGCAGCAATGATACGATCGGCACACCCGCCGTTCAATTGGCAAGTGTTGGTTCGCCGATTGCCGGCGTCATGGTCGGAATCATTGATGGTGGTCCTGCCGGGAACATTGTCAGCGTTACGCAAGGGCTTCCGATCTACCATCCGGCGTCAACGGCGCAGTACATCGCGGTCGCAGACGACCCGAACCTGCTGTTTGAAGTTCAGGACGACGCTTCTTCGCAGGCGCGCGCTCCCGATCTTTGGGCTGGCCGTAACGCCAATCTCGTCTCCGGTTCTGGCTCGACCACGACCGGATTTTCTGGCTGGCAATTGGCAGCCTCCACGGTCGCGACGACCAATACGCTCGATGTGAAAATCATCCGCCCGCTTCAACAGGCGGATAACACCATCGGTACGTCCGCGAACACAAACATGAACGCAAAATGGCTGGTGAGGCTCAATAACTCGCGCTTCGCCAATCAGACTGCGGGCGTTTAAGGAGGCTGACACATGGCCGTCATTACAACTGGTGCACATCCAAAAGCTCTTTGGCCGGGCATCAAGGCATGGTGGGGTCGGTCTTATTCCGAACACCAGGAGGAGTTTCCCGATCTCTTCGATCAGGAAACCTCCGACAAGGCTTACGAGGAGGACGTGGAAATCTCCGGCTTCGGTTTGGCTCCGGTCAAGCAGCAAGGCTCGGGGATCAACTACGACACCGAATCGCAGGGCTCCGTCACGCGCTACACGCACGTTGCGTATGCGCTTGGCTATATCGTGACGTGGGAAGAACTCCGCGACGATCTTTATGAGGTTGTCTCGAAGCGGCGTGCAAAGCAGCTCGCCTTTTCCATGCGCCAGACCAAGGAAACGATTGCGGCGAACGTGTACAACAATGCGTTCTCCTCGTCGTATACCGGCGGCGATGGCGTGAGCCTCATCAATACGGCTCATCCGACGTTGACGGGTAATCAGTCAAACCAGCTTACGACCGCTGCCGATCTTTCGGAAGCCGCGATCGAGGATCTGAGCATCCAGGTGATGCAAGCCTTGAACTCGCGGGGCCTGAAAATCAGCCTCATGCCGCAATCGCTGCATGTGCCGACGCAGACCTGGTACGAAGCAAACCGCATTCTCAAGTCCGTATTGCAGAACGATACGGCCAATAATGCGATCAATGTCCTGAAAGCGACGAACGTGTTCCCGAAAGGGATCAAGATGAACCATTACTTCACGTCGGCAACGGCGTGGTTCATCCGCACGAACGCGCCGGAAGGCATGAAGCATTACGTTCGTGATCCGGTATCGTTCGATACCGATAACGACTTCGACACGAAGAATGCGAAGGCGGCGAGCTATGAACGCTACAGCTTCGGCTGGAGCGACTGGCGCGGCGCCTACGGTACGCCTGGCGTCTGATTCCTCCAGCACAACTTGGGGGCTGCACAATCCTGTGCGGCCCCTTTTTCTTTCCCGGTTTCCGGGCGTCCCGTGGCGCGATAGCCCACACGCAACTTGGAGGCCGTTATGGCTCGCACTGCTTTTACCGCTCCCGCTCACATCGTTAAACAGCGTAATGCGTTAGGAAACACCGCGACCCAACCAGACAGCGCGCCGTCGCTCGGCTATGGCGGCATGAATCTGATCGACCCTCGACTGGTCTGGAATAAATACAATTCGAGCGGCAACGGCGTTGCCTGCGCCGCGATTGGCTGGCCGGCGAATGGCTGTATTCTTGATGCAACGCCTGCTGCTGCATCGGCAACCAACGTGGCTGCGGCTGCCAACGTCACCAGCGGGACGGCAATGACGCTGGTGTCCAGTTCTGGTAACGGCATCATTGTAACGTCATCGGCGTTTACCGCGCTTCCTACACGTACCGTCATTCCATCGGGGACTTTGGCGGTCGGCGCTCAGATGGGCTATCTGAGCCTCGGTATTCGTGACATCACGATGTACTACGATCCGACCAAGGCCGTCACCGCGACACTTAAAGTGACGGGCGTTTCTGGCGGAGCGGGCGGTGCCTTCATTGTTCGGGGCTGGGATTTGTACGGCCAACCGATGGCCGAAACGATTACGGCGACATCGGGCGCAACGACCGTTTCCGGCTTGAAAGCATGGAAATGGATTGCCTCGATTACCCCGCAATTCACCGACGCTCACAATTACAGCTTCGGCACGACATTGACGGTCGGGCTTAACCTTGCCGCCGATCTTGCGGGCTATGTCAACATTTGGGTGAACGGGTCCGGTTATACGGCCAATCCCTCGATTACCGTCGCCGACACGACAAGTCCCGCGACGGGGACGACGGGCGATGTTCGTGGAACGACCGTTCTCACGAACGCGCATACGCTTGTGTATGTCAATCTGTCGAGCGCGCGACTGACGACCACGCCGTTGTCGCAAGGTATGTTCGGCGTCGATAACTTCACTCAGTAAGCCATTTTTAATCACCTAAACCGGGCCGGTCCACCAAAGGATCGGCCCTTTTCAATTGGAGACTTGAAATGGCCGATGTGGTGACTTCAACACTGATTGCGAATGGTCCGCGCAATCTCATTTATCAATTCACGAATGAAAGCGACGGGACGGGCGAGAGCGGCGTCAAGAAAGTGGACGCCCAATCGACGACGTTCGCAAATATGGGCGTAGTGCCCGGAATCCATCTCAAGATCATCCGTGTTGTTTATAGCATTTCAAATGGCGCGCTTCGCATTCAATGGGATGCAAGTTCGGCAACGGATGCGACTATCCTTGGCGCTGGCGTCGGCACAATGGATTACTCGTTCTTCGGGGGCTTGAAGAACCCGAATAATGCCGGTGCCACCGGGAGCATCCTTTTTACCACGGTCGGCTTCCAGTCTGGATCGTCCTATTCGGTTGATCTGGAAATGATTAAAGGCGTCCCGCAATGAGGTCGTCACGCTCAACACGATCGGCTCGGCTTAAGCGAGGTCCCGTGGTTGTCATTCACGATGAACATACAGTGACGGACACGACGGTCGCCGATAGTGGCGGGATCGGAGGTATCGGTAGTCCTGTCACTAACGTTCTCTTGGCTGATACGGGCGATGCCCTCTTGGCAGATACTGGAAACAAGATTCTTATCCAATGAAAAAACCATTTGCATCCCTTTTGACGCTCTGGCTGGCATTCGTCCCGGTGCAGGCGCTAGCCGATAGCACCATCAACAATTTGTCTGCTGGCTCGGCTTTGACTGGCGGCGAACTAATCCCGATGTTTCAGGGGTCTAACCCCGCCGTTACGACGACCCCAAATGCGCTTAAAACCTTTATTGGCGGCGGCCCGCCCGGCGGCACCAACGGCCAGATTCAATACAACAATTCCGGCTCGTTCGGCGGCCTCACCCCTGCGATTGCGACCGGCTGCGGCGCCACAGGCGGCACCATTGGCAATTCGCTTACTGGCACTATCGCGGCGAGCCAGGCGTTCAATCTTCAGACCGGCACGAACTACGCCATTGTCTCCACCGACTGCGGCAAACTGGTTGACCTCAGTAACGCCAGCAATCAGACGCCGACTATCGCGCAGGCGGGTACGACCGGCTTCGCGGCTGGTTATTACGTCGATGTATGCAATATCGGCGCGGGTACGCAGACAATCACGCCAGCGACTTCGACCATTAACGGAGCGGCGTCCTACACGCTCGGCGCAGGTAACGGCACCACGCCGGTCTGCGTTCGCGTCGTGTCGGACGGGACGAATTACCAGATCGATGGTGGCGCAGGCGGCGGCATAACGACACTAACCGCCAACTCCACGTCGACGAGTGGCTTTACCGCCGGGCAACTGCTGATGTCCGACGGCTCCAAGCTTCAGGTCGCTGGCGCGGCCAAGGCCACGTCTCTGGCGCTTGGCGGGGCTACCATTGGTTCCGATGCTCTTGGCATCACCGGAACGGCCACGATAAGCGGCCTTCTTACAAGCGGCACACTTACGACCGGCGGTCTTATTACGAGCGGCGGAGGCGTTATAGTTGGCAGCAGCAACACTCTTTCGTGGAACAGCAGCCGCGGCATTCTTTCTTCGCCTGCGGCGGCTACCATTCAATTTGGCGGCGCTAACGTTGCAAGTCCTGTTGCTCAAACGGCGCAGGCGCAAGGCTCGCGTTCGGGCACCGACAGCAATGTGGCGGGCGCTAATTTTACCATCGAGTCCGGCAACGGCACGGGCAATGCTACACCCTCGACGCTGAGCTTTGCTTCGCCAGTCGCTACGACATCGGGCACGGGCGCGCAGACGCAGACGATAGCCGCGCAGTTAAGCAGCGGCCTGTTCCTGCTTCCCAATATCGGGTCGGATGCCACGCACACCGACGCAACGGTGTGCGAGGACACAACGACGCATGCACTATACTCGGGCTCCGGCACCCTCGGCGTCTGTCTCGGCACGTCCAGCCGTCGCTTCAAGCACAACATCAAGACGATCAACGTCGGCCTCGATGAAGTGATGAAGCTCAAGCCGGTGTCGTTCTTCATGAACCCGAAATACGGCGACCCCGATAAAAAGATGTACGGCTTCATTGCCGAGGACGCGGTTTCGGTCTTGCCGTCGCTGACCGGCCATGACGCGTCCGGCCAACCGAGCAGTTTCGATTATGTCGGCGTCATCCCGGTTTTGGTGAAGGCGCTACAGGAACAGCAGGCCGAGATCGCCGAACTCAAGCGCAAGCTGCGTTAAACGAATGAAGAAAGTTCTGTTCCTTCTCGCGGCCTTGACGCTTCCGTGCCAAGGCCAGCAATTCACCGTCATCCCGCCGCCCGGCAAGTCAGTGATGAACATGGGCGCGCTGGCCGATGCATATCCGTTCATCAACCTGTTCAAGTCGTGCCGCAGTCTGAAAAGTTCAGGCACGGCGTTCCCCGCGATCCTCGATGTCAACGGCTACCCGCAAAGCACGCCGACGCAGGACATTATTTGTTCGTTCGATTTTCCGCAGAACACGAATGCGTTCAACTGGGTCATGGGGTGGACCGGCACGGCGACGATCTCGATCAGCACGCTGGGGGTCACTAATATCTCGGTCGTCACGTCGGGAAGCTGCACGAATATTCCCGGCACCTCTCTGTCAGTGACAGGCACTAATTGCCGGGCGGTCTTTTCCTTTGCGGCTGCGCCGCCGCAGCTTCAAGTGACGTTTTTGCATACCGCGACGTACTCAAATTGGGGCAATGCTTATTTGGTCCGTAGCGACCGGGAGAGTTTGTATCTCAGCGGCGAGGCGTTCAACCCGGACTTTACCGCCGCATTGAAGGGCGATCTCAGTCTTAATCCACGCATCCTGCGGTTCATCGATTGGGCCGATACCAACAGCAGCAACCTGTCGACTTTCTCTTACGGCCATCAGGCGGCTGCGTTCGGATACGGCAACGAAGCGTGGGCACCTGGTGCCTGGGGCGGAACGATCAGCGGATCGCTCACCGGCGGCGTCGATGTGTACGTCGGCGCGGCGGCTCCCGATACGCCATTAACCTACACCGACGGCGAGCAATATCAGGGTTTCATCACGTTTGCCTCGACGGGCGACCCGGCTACGCTCAACGTCGGCGGGCGCGGTGCGAAGCCAATCATCCGCATCTCTGGCGGCAGCCCGCTGGCGGCAAATGAAATCCCACTCAATTCGACCGGCTCGTTCGAGTACAGCCTGCTGCTCGACTCGTGGCTCTACACCAACAATGGTTTTCTTTCTGGCGTTCCGTTGTCAATGCAGGTGGCTCTCTGCAACGAACTCAATACCGATTGCTGGTTCAATATCCCGAATTTGTTTACCGACGCCTCGATAACGGCGTTTGCCACTTACGTCCGCGATAATCTGAAATTGTCGCTCACCGCTCATTTCGAGTATTCCAACGAAGTGTGGAACAGCGGTTTTGCTCAGTCAACGCTTGCGACAGCGCAAGGCACGGCGCTTGGATTTCCGGGTTTTGTACGCCAGCAATACGGCTGGTACGCGCTGCGCACGCGACAAATGCAGGGGCTCGTTACTGCGGCGTGGGCCCCTCGCTCGCTATCTACGCTTAAGCGGGTGATGGCATTTCAGGCGTTCGCGGGCGACGGCGGTGTGCTTGCCAACACTTATCGATTTCAGGGAGCCGATCTCAGCACGGCGCTCGGCTACTCCGTCTATAATTCTTATGTGGGCGTGAGTTACAATACCGCGCCTAATCGCCCCATCGATTACTCGGACGAGTTAAGCTACGCGACATATTTTCAAGGCGGCGAGATTCAAGATGTAGACCTTGATTGGAACAACCCTCTTACCGACGCGCTCACGGCGGCTGATAATTATGCGAGCGGCGATCCGACAAGAATGGCATTGGGACTGGCATTTGTTGACAGCGATATTCGGTCTGGCGGATGCACGTCATCAAGCTGCCACACGCTTTCCAATCTGGTCACTGCGGTTTATTCAGTATGGCAGTCGTTGAACACTGCACAGGGCTATAATTTACCAATCGTAGCATACGAAGGCGGCTATCAGGGGCAAGCCTTATCGGCTTCGCGAGCGGGGCCGATGGGATTAGGGCTGTCTTCCGCTACTTGCGGCACGGACGGCACTTGCATCCACAATGAGTTCGTCAATCTGATCGCGGCCTACAAGAATACGGTGGCGTTTTCGACGCTGGTGCAGGATCAGTATGCTCAGTTCCTCGCCAATTCGCAGGCGGGGTCGATCCCCGCTTGGTACGACATGATCCAATCCGGATCAAAATGGGCCATCTACCCCACTGATCTCTACTCGGCCCCCTTTCAAAGCTTCAACGGAATCGCGAGGTTCAATTCGACGCTGCCGTAACAATAGATCACTTAAAGGAGCCAATCTCACCAGGCTCGGCGAGAGACAAACTCTTCTTCTTCGTCACCGGTCATTTTCCGGTACTGCCAGATGCCGCGCATTTTTCGCCGCATCAGAGGTCCGCTAGCGCGCGATCCGTCAATTAGAGTTTTTCGGAAAATACATTCGACTTCCATCCATTCGTGTCCGCGAATGAGAAGGCGTGCTTTGACCGCCATAAGAGCGTCGGTAAGCATAATGAAGCTCCTTTAGGGAACATCTTAATTGTCTATTCTATCGCTGCCTAGCCCCAGCGGGGCATTATTAGCTTTCGGAGCAGTTTAGATGCCGCGCGATCTATTCTATATCGGCGGGACGTTTTACCGCATTGACGACCGATCCGGCTTCAAACGCCGGTCATTCGATACCCGAAAGGAATGGACGGGGCTGATCGTTGACAGGAACTTGTGGGAGCCTCGGCAACCGCAGGATTTTGTCAAAGGCATCGTTGACGATCAAACCGTTCCAGAGCCTCGCCCGCGCCAGCCGAATGTGTTTCTCGGATTCCTGACAACGACCACGAATGCAAATGCGGCATTGGGTGCGACCGTGATTCCGCTCACGTCAACCGCGCAAATGCAGAACGGCGATACCGTGCAGATCATGCTCGATAGTGGGGTGTTTTTCAAATCGACGATTTCAGGTGCGCCATCTTCAGCCTCGATCACGCTGGCGCAAGGATTACCGTCCGTTGCCTCTAGCGGCGCGCTGGTTGAGGATTTGACGCAATATACGAATGCCAATCTGACGCCATGACGACTTCTGGAATTTCGACGTTCAACGCCAATCGCGATACAATCATCAAGATGGCGTTGCGCAAGATCGGCGCTATCTCAGCCGGTGAAACGCCGAATGCCAATACGATCAACGATGCGTCGGACCAGCTCAACATGCTGGTCAAGGCCCTTAATGCCACGGGCTTGCATATCTGGACGGAAACGGAAGGAACGCTATTCCTCCAGCCGAACCAGATTTCCTATACGGTCGGTGGAACGACAACCGATCATGCAACGGAAAGCTATACGGCGACGACCTTATCGGCCTCCGCATCCGCTTCCGCTACAACTATCAGCGTGACATCTGCGACAGGATTTGCTGACACATACAAGGTCGGCATCGTTCTTGATTCAGGCGGCATTTTCTGGACCACGGAAAGCGGAGCCCCGTCTGGCACAACGATCACGTTAGCATCTGGTCTTAGCGGATCGGCGTCGGCTGGAAATGCCGTTTACGTCTATCAGACCGACATCGTAAGGCCGCTGCGGATCGTGTCCGGCAGACGATATGCGTTTAACGGCGCGCTCGATACGCCGATGATTAATGTTTCGCGTATCGATTATCGAAACCTCCCGAACAAGGCAGATACGGGAACGATCACCCAATTTTTCTACGATCCTCGCGGTGGCGCGAATACGCAAGGTATTATTTGGGTCTGGCCAGCGCCTCCCGATGTCACCAGTGCAATGAAGTTCACCTGGTGGCGTCCGGTGCAGGATTTCGTCTCGGCTGCAAATACGCCGGACCTTCCGAACGAATGGCTGGACGCGCTTGTCTGGAATCTCGCTTACAAGATGGCGCTGGAATACGACTGCAATCCGCAACGCTACGAGATGATAAAAGAGCAGGCGGCCAGCAGCCTCGATCTTGTTTATGGATTTGACCGCGAGCCGGAAAGCTATTTCTTCGGTTTCAATACCGATCAGACCGGCCCATGAACCTGCAATTCTGCACTAACAGCTATCAATCTTCTTCCCTGCCTCTCTCCGCTCAACGTGCAGTGAATTGCTATGCGGAACGCGAGCCGCCGGACGCAAAAAGTCAGGTCGCTGTTTTTGAAGCGCCCGGACTAAGCCTTTTTGCAACGTGCGGAGAAGGTCCGATCCGTGGAATGCACGTCATGGGCGGCGTGCTGTACGTCGTCTCAGGACCATTGCTCTACAGCATAACGGCCCTTGGCGTCGTGACGACAGTAGGTGGAGCGATTTCAGGCAGCAACATCGTTTCGATGTCGGATAACGGAACGCAGTTGCAGATCGTCAATGGAGCGGCGGGATATATCTATTCGATAGGCGCTGGCTTTCAGATCATCACCGATACGAATTTCCATGCGGCGACAAGCACAACGTTTTTTGACAATTATTTCGTTCTGCCGTGGGACGGGACCAACAAGTTTTTCATCTCCAATTCACTGGATGGGACAATTTACAATGGGCTTGATTTTGCCTCGGCGGAAGTCTCGCCGGATTTTGTTCTGTCTATCGTCAACCAGCAGGAAAATCTCCTGATCTTCGGCCAGAATACGATTGAAACATGGTACGATGCGGGAACCGTAAATTTCCCATTTCAGCGGATCGACGGGGCGACAATCGAGCGCGGCTGCGCCGCTGCTCTAACGCCGGTCAAGGAAGATAATTCGGTTTTCTTCCTTGGTGACGACCTGATCTTTTATCGACTGGACGGGACGATTCCTCGTCGTGTCAGCCAGCACGCGGTTGAGGATGCATGGCGATCATATTCAACCGTCTCGGACGCTTATTGCTTTTCCTTTAGCTGGGAGGGTCATAAGTTCATTGTCCTGACGTTTGTAAGCGCCAATGCGACATGGATTTACGATATTTCGACCGGCTACTGGCATGAACGGATTTCATGGGATGATTTCAACAACAGCTATGGACGCTGGCGCGGCACCTGTGTCGCGAACGTCTATAACAAGATTCTGATTGGAGATGCCTATAGCGGACGGGTGGGCTATCTCGACCCGAGTGCTTTTACTGAATTTGGCAATACGATGCAGGCGCTGATGACCGCGCCGACGATTTCCGTCCCTGATCGCAGACGGGTGTTCCATAGCCGCTTTGAACTCGACATGGAAACGGGCGTCGGAAACACAGTTGATCCCGGTTCAAATCCGCAAGCCATGCTTGATTGGTCGGACGATGGCGGAAGGAATTTCACCCGGCCTCAATTATGGGATTCGATAGGGGCCTTGGGCGATTACAATACGAGGCTGCGCTGGCTTCGGCTGGGGCAGTCGCGTCAAAGGGTTTATCGGTTGACGATTTCCGATCCGGTGCGGCGCAGGGTGATTGCCGCTTCCGGTGATATTTCCATCGGAATGCCGTGACCATTCAGGCATCGTCGCAGCCGCCGCCGATTGTCGCGGTCAATACTGGCTTGCCGTTTACGACCGACGCGAATAATGACCGTGGCTTTCTGACGGGCAATGCGCAGATTGCGTTGCAGCAGTTTCACGATTTTGTGGTCAGCATGAATCGTTTGATCCCGTGCAATGCGAGCATGGCGTCGAATGTGATTACGCTGACCATGCTGCCATCGCAGCCGATTGTGACGCAGTATGCATCTTACGATGGATTTGCGTTTGTGGCTCCCGCGACATCGACGGGGCCTGTCAGCGCATTAGTGGTTACGGAAAACGGCGCTCTTGGGACGTTGAATGTCTATCGCAATACCGGAACGCAGGGCGGCGCAAATGACATTGTTCAAAACGCTCTTTATCGGTTTTATTTCAATGACGCACTTAACAGTGGCGCTGGTGGATTTGTCATCGACGGAAATGCAGCGGCAATTTTAACCGCCCTCACCAACAGTTCGGGTGGCGTCGTGAGCAATACGATAGCCGCCGTATCCGGGAGCGGGGACGATACGCACATCAACAACAACTTTGCATCGCTTGCGTCCAAGATGAACGCGATTATTACGGCTTTGGGCTTGGCGTGATTGATGGCAGCAAAAACTCAAGTGGAATTGTTCCGCAATTGCATAACGGAATTAGCTCCTCTGTTCTATGTCCATTGGCGAGAGCTTGGTTTGTTTCAAGATAAGATGCCGCTTTCTCCACAATATGAAGAATACATCAGGCAAGAAGCGAGCGGCACTCTTATTCTGATTACGATCAGAAAAGAAGGGCTTTTGATTGGCTACATTACGATTCAGATCGTTTGGGGCTTGCATTACAGAACAACCCCAACTGCTCTTACCGATATTGTTTATGTAGCCAAGGAATATCGCAACCGTGGATACGCCCTACCGCTTTTCAAACGAGCGGAAAAAGAACTGAAATTGCGTGGCGTCAAATACTGGATGTCAGGTTTCAAAGAACATTCTCCGTTAGGAATGCCTGAGTTTCTGTCTGCGTTTGGATTCGCTCCAGCAGACATTCACTATTCAAAATGGATTGGGTGAAATGGCTGGCATAGCTATTGCTGGTGCTTCGATAGGAAGCGCCCTTATAGGGTCTAGCGCGGCGAGAAGCGCAGCCGACACCCAGGCCGACGCCGAAACAAATGCCTTGGCATTCCAGCAACAGCAGGCGGCCAAACTCAATCCGTTTATCAACGTCGGCACAGGCGCGACCTATTCGTTGGGTCAGCTTTACGGCATTGGACAGGACGGGACATCGACACCTGCCAATGCCGATTACTCGCAGTTTTATAATTCGCCCGACTATCAGTTCGCGCAGCAGCAAGGAAATCTTGCGCTGACCCGGCAGGAAAATGCCGCTGGTCTGAATTTGTCCGGTGGCGCTTTGAAGGACTTTGCCACGTTCAATCAAGGTTTAGCCTCTCAGCAGTACGGAAATTATTTCAACCGTCTGATGGGATTGGCGCAGCTTGGTTCCAGTGCCGCCTCGGCTGGTGTCGGGGCGGGGAATGCCATTGCAAATACGATGGGACAGATTGGACAGTCTCAGGCGTCCGGTATCATCGGTGGCGCAAACGCAATCACCGGCAGCGTCAACAGCGGCATTACAAATTCCCTGCTTTATAACGCGATCAATCGAAGTGGATACGGCTCGAACAAATAGGATTTGGAACGAGCAGCAACGGTTGGTTGGGTAACACTGGTTCGCCAGGATGGATTGCACCTGATGCCTGATTATAACCCCTCCGTCGCTCTCGGCGTTAACGCGACTGGTCCAAATCTAAATCAAGCGATTGGAACGATTGCCAACATTGATTTGGCTCAAGCCCATTCCGGCTTATACCAGCTACAGGCGCTACAACAACAGCGGCAGTTTAATGCCTTGCAGGCTGCTGCGAGTGCTTACCGGAATGGAGGCGATCCTGTCGCTGCGGCTTCCGCTGCGGGAATGGACCCATCGGGACTGAACCAGCTCCAGACGGTCTATGCCAATCAACGGGCGATGTCGCAAACGCCGGGCGGCATTATGCCCGGAGCCTATTCAGACCTCACCAAAGCA